AAGGAGAACCTTTCTGCAACCATCGAAAAGATGAGTAAGCAACCTGCTACCGATTCAGTAAAGAAATCTGTTGCAGTTGCACAAAAGAGCGCACCTATTGACTTGGCTAAAATGGATGCTAAGAATAGAGTGTTTAATATCATGAACAAATACAAATAAAAAATAAAAAAGAAAAAAAATGGCTGATTCATTGACCATCAACAGTTCAACCTACGCAGGTGAATTAGCGTTGCCTTACATCAACGCAGCTATCTTATCAGGAGATACCTTAGCTAAAAACTATGTAACAATCAAAGAAGGTGTAAAGTACAAGGCAGTTTTGAAAAAGTTGTCTAATGCTGCATCTTTGGTTCAATCAGGTACTAATTGTGATTTCTCACAAGCGGGTTCTTTGAATTTGGATGAGTCTGTATTGACTGTAACCGATTTGAAGACTAACTTAGAGTTGTGCAAGAGCGAGTTCGCTCGTGACTGGGAAGCTGCTCAAACAGGTCGTGGATTCATCAATGATGTAGTGCCTTCTAACTTTGCTGATTTCTTGATTGGTTACGCTGCTGCAAAAGTTGGTGAGACTATAGAGTATACAATTTGGCAAGGCGATACTGCTGGAACTTACACTTCTTTCGATGGATTCGAAAAGAAGATTAACGCTACCGCAGGTACTTACTACAATGCTACTTGGACTGCGGGTGCTATGTCTGCTACTACTGTTATTGCTAACTTGAATCAGTTGATCAACAACCTTCCTGCTGCTTTGATTGGAAGTCCTGACACTAAGTTGTACATGAACAGACAAACTGCTCAATACTACCGTCAAGCTATCACTGCTCTTGGTTACATGCAAATGTATCAAGCATCAGAAGGATTCAACTTGCAATTCAACGGATACGATATTTTCGTATGTCCAGGTATGAGCGCAGGTACTGTAATCGCTGCTCAACCTTCAAACTTGTTTGTTGGTGTTGACGCTAACTCTGATTTCGCTGAGGTGAAAGTTGTAGATATGTCTTTGACTGATGCATCTGACAACGTTCGTATGGCAATGCGCTACCGTGTAGGTGTACAGGTTGGAGTTTATCAAGACGTTTGTTTCGGATCTAACGCATAATATTAACCACAAGTAAAGGGGAAGGTGGTTAGGTCTGCCTTCCCTTTATTTTAACCAATAAAAAAAATATAAAATTATGGCTTGTGAATTAACCGCAGGATTTACCCTTGATTGTAAAGACACAATTGGAGGTATCAAAGCAATATACTTGCAACAACACGCTGACTTTTTGAGTGGTGTAACTATTGATGCGAGTACTGAAGAAGTTGATGCATTACCTACTGCATCCATTTACAAATATACTTGTCCTAAGCACACTGGTAGCTTCAATGAGGAAGTAGCTTCAAGCGTTGAGAATGGTACAATATTCTATACTCAAACCGTTGCTGCTACTTTTTTTAAGTTGACTGCTGCACGTAGAAAGCAATTGGATTTACTTGGTAAAAATCGCCTTGTTATTTTTGTACAAGATAACAACGACAACATTTGGATGATAGGTCGTATGGATGGTGCTGAAGTAACTGCTGCATCAACTGCAACTGGAGTTGCAAAAGGTGACTTGAATGGGTACACCATCACATTTACTGCAGAAGAGGCTCACAAGGCTTATCGTTTGGAGTCTTTTACTTCAACTCCTTTCGATAACTTTGCTGGAATTACTGTTGTAGCACCAACTATTTAATTAACTTTGTAGGTAGTGAATTACTTACAGACTAATACTGCATCGCAAACCCTCCTTCTCTCTTTAGAGGAGGGGGTTTTGCTTTTGCCTACGTTTACCGACTATCTGTTAATCTTGCAGAATGAGATTACATTAAAACTATTTGCGGTTATTCCATCGGTTATTGACACAAATGAAAGAATTACTACGTTGTCAATTAGTACAAACGCTGATGATGCGGTTAATGGTAGTATTCTTATCACTGATGGTGGTCGCTATAACTTTATTATATATGGTCAAAATTCGAGTACTAACCTTGATCCTACTGATGCTAATGTGGTTGGTGAGATTAAAAGAGGTTATATCGAATTCACTACGCTAACGCAATACTTTGACCAACCAACGTTAACAATCCCTAATGATATTGAATACAATGGCTAACATTGACGAAATAAAACAACGCATTGGTGCAACTCAAATTGAGATGTCCAAATATGTGAAGATTGATCCTATTGAAAAGGAAGATAGAAAGGGATGGGTTAACTATGGAGAGAGCAATGCGTTCCCTCAATACTTGATAGAACTTTATAATGAGTCACCAGTTCACGGCGCACTGGTTAACTCAATTAGTTATATGATTGCAGGCCGTGAATTGACTGCATCCACACCACAAGCGGTGAAAGAAATTAACCGATTAAATCTTGATAAGATTATCCATCCAACATCGTTAGATTTGAAGCTACACGGTGGCTTTTATTGGGAAATTATATGGTCAATGGATAGAAGTACTATCGCACAAATCAATCACCTTCCATTTGAAAACTGCCGACTTGCGTGTAGCGATGAGGAAGATGATGTTGTTGGTGTGTGGTATTCACGTGACTGGTCTGATATGCGGAAGAAAAAGAATACACCGCATTACATACCAATGTTTGATGTGAACACGAACGAAGCTGAACCAAAGCAAGTTTTATTTGTGCATAGCTTGATGGTGGGTAGCGAATACTATCCAAAACCTGATTACGTTGGTGCGATAAATGAGATTGAAAAAATGAGGCAGTTGAGCGAGTATCAAGTCAACTTGATTCTCAATGGTTTCTTTCCATCACTTATTGCATCATTTAACAATGGAATACCATCACTCGAAGAACAGCATATGATTAAAAATCAGTTGCAGATGTCCATTCAAGGTGCTGAAAATGCTGGAAAGGTATTAACGTTTTTCAATGAGGAAAGAGATAGAGGGGTTGAGTTTACTCCATTTCCTGTTAGTGATATGGATAAGCAATTCACCACGTTGGTTGACCAATCAATGGAAGCTATTTTAGTGAGTCATCGTGTAACATCTCCTTTGTTATTTGGTGTGAGAGATGGCGGTGGATTGGGTAGCAATACCGATGAGATGAAAACTGCAATGCGTATTTTTCAGCGTCAAGTAATTGAGCCCTTTCAAAGGCTAATCACTAATGCAGTTGAAGAGGTGTTAGCTTCATTTGGTGTGTTTGCTAATTGTTCTATTGTACAAAATGATTTATTCGCAGACGATACTGTTGTTGATGCAACAGGTGAAGTATCACAACCAGTTGACGTTGCAAGTCAAGCATTAAATGGAGCGCAAATAGCTTCACTCCTTGAAATAATTGTACAGACTACTGCAAATGTCTTGACGATTCCAAGTGCTAAGGCAATCACAAAGGCAGCATTTCCGATGTTGGGAGATGCAGAAATCAATAACATATTCGATAACCTTTCCAACGTTGTTATTGATCCTACTCAAGTAGTCCAAAAAAAAAAAACTAAGTGCGAACACACGCACGTTCTTGAAGCAGATGAGAGCTATGCACCAACAGACGAGATGGCAGGTGAAGCAGAGTTAGGATTAAAGTGGAGAGAGGAATACGGAAGGGGTGGTACTGAGGTAGGTGTTGCAAGAGCGAGAGACATAAGCAATAAACGCAATTTGTCTTTTGATACAGTGCAAAGGATGAACTCTTATTTTTCAAGGCACGAAGTAGACAAAGAGGCAACTGGATGGAATCAAGGTGAAGAGGGTTTTCCAACTGCTGGTAGAATAGCTTGGCAGTTATGGGGAGGTGACGCAGGTAGAGATTGGGCAAAGAGAATTGTTGAGCGTGTGAATGTTGAGCAGTCAGCGCACGTGTGCCAATCATCAAATGATTTCACAGATGAAGAGGGGAGAATCTTCATTGATGAGTTAAAGTCGAAAGCTGAATATATTGATATTGAGGAATGGGAATTGATTAGTGAGGAAGATGTATTGCATCCTGAGAATGAGTTAAATTACACCTCACAACTATTCAACAAGATGCCATCAATAAATGATGCCAATGGTGGGGAGAAATCGCAGTGGGGTGACGCAGGACTTTACAAATTGAGATATGCATATTCACAAAATCTTTCCGCTAACTCACGTGAATTCTGCGTTGAAATGGTAGGAATGTCGGCAGCAGGTGCGGTGTTTAGATACGAAGATATAAAGAGGATGAGTGACAAAGGAGTGAATGGAGATTTCGCACCAACTGGACAAAGCACCTATGATATTTTCGTTTACAAAGGTGGCGCATTTTGTCACCATTTTTGGAAGCGTCAAATCTATATGAGAAAGAGAGATTCAAAAGGTAGAATTCTACCAAATGAAGGTCTTGAAAATGACAAGCGTGTGGGTAACAATCCATATGTTCCAAAGAAAGGAGTTGAAGGTGTAGCTCCCATAAATACACCATCCAGAGGTTCAATTAAATACGCCTAAAAAATGCCAATACCACAAGAAATATTACTCATTAATGAGGACTACATCAAGAAGTTCACTCCGTTAACCGATGCAGTTGATCCCAATCTTATTCGCCCTGCCATCTATTTAGCGCAGGATAAGTATTTGACCAACTTTTTGGGTACAAATTTGACGGTGAAATTAAAGAATGATGTAGCGAATTCTACTTTATCAGGTGACTATGAAACACTATTGAACGAATACGTGTTAAAGGTTGTGTTGTGGTGGACAATGGTAGAGTTATATCCGTCTCTTTTGTACAAGCACGATAACGGAAATTTGGTAAGTAGACAAAGTGAAGATACCACACCAGTGACTAAGTTAGAAATGGAGTCATTGAAAGAGGCTGCAAGACAAAATGCACGTTGGTATACGAAAAGAATGGTAGATTATTTGTGTTATAATTCAACGTTATTTCCTGAGTACACCAACAACACTGATAACAACATTTCACCTGACCGCAACCCATACGGTAAGAGTAATTTTTTAATATCTAATTCGTACAAAGAATGCAGAACAAAGTGGACACTAAAAGACTTTCTACCCCCATCGTATTAAAGCGTAAGGAGTACGAAAAACTATTGAAGCAGTATCTTAAAAAACAAGAAAAGAGATGAAAGTTAAGTTGTGGTTATTGGGTATTGCAACGGTATTTTTGCCAATCAAAGAACTGATGATTACCATCGGTTTTTTGGTGGCAATGGATATGGTTGTGGGTATTTGGAAAGCGTTGAAATTAGGACAAAGAATTCGCTCAAGACGGATGAGTGATACGATTACAAAAATGCTATTGTATCAAGTAGCTATTGTAAGTGGGTTTTTAATTGAAACTTATATTATTGAGCAACTTATCCCCATCACTAAGTTGATAGCTACTGTGGTAGCTATAATAGAATTTAAGTCAATCATTGAAAGTATTGAGTCAGTAACTGGAAAGGATTTGTGGAGTAAGATAAAGACAATTATAGGTAGAAAATCAGAGGACATAACCGATGCAATGACAGATGGAAAAGCTAAGTAAATACGTGAGTTACTTTGAGGTAACGCATAGCAATCAAGCGAAGGCGTTAAGGATTGGAAACATTCCAAACGCTGAACAATTAGCTAACTTAAAGTTAGTTTGCATCAACATCTTTGATAAAGTGCGTGAGCATTTCGGCAAACCTATTGGTATATCATCAGGGTTCAGAAGCTATGAATTAAATCAACGCATAGGTGGTAGTAAGTCCAGTTTACATATGGAAGGAAAAGCATTGGATATTGATGGAGATATTCACGGTGGCATAAATAACAAAGACATATTTGAATACATCAAAAAAAATTGTACTTTTGACCAACTCATATGGGAGTTCGGAAGTGAGAATGCACCTTCTTGGGTACACGTAAGTTACAATCGTGAAGGCAATAGAGGTCAAGTGTTACGTGCGGTCAAGAGTGGTGGTAGGACAGTATACCAACCATTCTAAAATATATGCCAAAACAAGAAAGTCAAAAGACAAAATTAGCACGTGAAGTGCGTGAGCGTTTTCCTGATACACCAACTTTAACTCTTGCAAAAAAGTTAAGCAAAGAACACTTTGAAACTTTTATAGGAGTTGAAGATGCAAGGGATGCACTTCGCAGGATTGAAGGTAAGGCAGGTAAAAGAAATGTCAAAGACAAATCACTTGTGCGTACTGAAGAAAGACCACGTAACCCATTTAAATTGCCGAAGTCGTATGCCAAAGGTCGTAAGCACATTGACATCAAAGGCAAAAAGATTTTAATTCTTTCTGATATTCATATCCCATACCACGACATTGATGCGCTATCTACTGCTATCCAGTGCGGATTAGATGAGGGTGTTGATACAGTTGTGTTGAATGGTGACGCACTTGACTGCCATATGATTAGTGACTTTGTGAAAGATCCTAAGAAAAGGAAGTTCAAAGATGAGTTGTATGCGATGAGGACTTTTATTTTTGAGTTGCGTCAAACATTCCCCAACGCCGAAATAATTTACAAGGAAGGCAACCACGAAGAACGCTACTGGCGTTATATGCGTGTGAAAGCACCTGAGTTATTTGATATAGATGCATTTGATTTCGCAAGTCTTTGCCATCTTGATAAACATAACGTGCAGTGGATTGAAGGGAAAAACAAGTTGAATGTAGGCGGTCTATCCATCTTTCATGGTCACGAATTTGGTAAGCAATTTATTCCATCTGTAAACGTAGCACGTGGGTTGTTTCTTAAGACAAAAGCAAACGCAATGTGCGGACATCATCACCAAACTGCAGAACACACTGAGCGAGATGTTAACGGCAAAGTTATCACGTGTTGGGGTGTTGGGTGTCTATCTGAATTGTCACCTGATTACAATCCTTACTCAAAGTACAATCATGGATTTGCAATAATTACAAAAGGCAATGGAAAAGAATTTCACGTTAAAAACTATCGCATTAACTGCGGGGTTATTTATTAGTTTTTACGCATGGAATTCTTGGAAAAATTCATGCAATGAAACTAAGGTACAATATGTACCCCACAACGATACAATTGTTGTATTAAAGGCGCGAATTGACACGCTGAAATTGGAACGCATTAAACTAAAAACCATTTATGAAAAGGATATTGATACTATCTATCTTATGGATAGCACTGCCATTGATAGCGCATACACAAAAGCAATTCAGCGACTCATCCAAATGGAGAAAGCTGGATTCTTTGCGAACTGAGCGCAGGTTAGTTGTGTTGGGTGTGAGGTCACTTGACTACTATATTGAAGTCAACTCAAATTTACGTTTGGAGAATCAGTCACTAACTAAGATGAACGCTATTAACGTAGCATATATCGAACAATTAGAGGGATTAAATGAGGGATTAAGTGAGGAATTAAATGAGGGATTAAGAGCAAAAAAAAAGTGGCGCAATGCCACTCTTTTAATTGTTGGTGCTAATGTCATTTTTTTGACATCATACGTTTTAAGTAGATAGCAAAATCAAGAGCCTCTTCGTATGCGTGTTGCATCCATTCTTTCTCTGATAGATTCGCCTTATCCACCGTTGTGCCATACTTAGCCCTACCCATTTTCTCACGTGAGATTAAGTCAGTAATAACATCTTTGTAGACATCGGACTGGCAATTGTCAAAATCGTGTGTTATATTCATAGTTTATTTATTTCGTTTTTTACTTGTTTCCAATACTCATAACTATTTTCAGCATACTCAATATCAGTAAATATAAAATCTCCTTCTAATCTTAAATCAACAGCTATTAATGCACACTCTTTACAATGGATAGGGTCTGCGTTAGTATGCCAAAGAATTTTGTACATCTGTTGAAATATGCTATCCGCTTTTTCTTTTGGCGTCATTTGATTTCTAATTTAGGTTGTGTTTCTTTTTGTTTTCGTATATACTCGGTTAATTCAGGAAGCATCCAATAACCATAGGTTGCCATTTCATAAGTAAAGTCATCCATTTGACGAGTTATATCAGGTAACAATGCGCCATCTGTATTCCATAAAGCGGTAATTCTATTACAATGTTCACGTTGAATACTATCATTTAAGCGTTTCAATAACATCTTTGTTTGGTGATTGTAAAACCATTTGATAGGTTCGCATTCATCACCTGCATAAATGGATGCCTGCAACCACATTAGTAGGTTTAACACCTTGATTTTTTCTAATTCGTCTTGACTGATTTCTGTTTTCATTTTATTTAGTTATTAGATTTCAAATATAATTAAGCGAATGCGTACTTTCCAAAATTCTTTTTGAGTTCGTAAAATGCTCTCATCATTATTGCATCTGCAAAGTCGGGAGAGATGCCGTGCCTCTTTTTCAAATCTTCTTTATTGGTGACTCTTAGCTTTCCATCACTATCTATTTTCTCTCGTCTAATCATTTCAAGTTCTTTGACAATGGTGTCCTTATGCGTACCTTCAAATGTGATGGAGTTACTACTTATCAATTCGCCTAACTTAAAATAGCAGTCGGATTTAAGATTCATATAATTATCTCGCACTGCTTTTGATCCGTTAAGAAATCCTTTGCATTTGATAAAGTCAACCACTCCCCCACCTATCCCATCCTCATCAACCAGTACGTTAGATAATCTTACGGACTGATTTTTAATTAACTCATTGATGACATCCACAACCTCATTAATTGGCTTGTGTTTTAACACCACGAACTTTTCAGCGTGTAAGTTATTCCACACCACTATCACTGTCCTATCATCTCCCATACGTGCAATATCCGCAGTTATGAATTTATCTCCCAAATTAGTTGAAGGTCTGAAGCATCTTAGCAAGTCGTCATATTCATAAAGGCGGTCTTTCGTTTCGTCATAATCCCAGTCACCTTCCAACAATCTTTTGCGGTCAATGTCGGGAAGCATTTGAAGCGACTCAATATACACAGGTGAGATGTGTGGGTTGTCCGTCGGTAGCGCCTGTATAAATCTTCTATCCTTTCTTATTGAGTTGTTCCTTTGCGCATCAAAGAACTCTCTGTATAGCCATCCTTTGTGGGGGTTGCAGGTCAATAGTCCTTTTGGATTGTCATTGATTAGCTTAAACCTCACACGGCTATTCAAGATGTTAACGCATTTCTCCGATACTTCACTAGCTTCATCAACAAAGTAATCAGTAATCTCAAGAGAACCAAATCTTCCAAAGTCAGGATCCGATGGCATATCCGCTAAGTCCATCAAGATAATCTGTGAGCCATTGTACCAATTTATCACATGGTCTTGACCATTGTACGTAAAATGTTTTCCTGCGATGAGATTATATTTCGTGCATAATTCAAAGAACGTGGCAAGTGTGGATAGTCGCAACTTTTTTAATTCAGCACGGCCTATTAAACCTCGGGTACCTGGGTACTTTAACCGCCTTTTGATTTGCCAATCGCAACCTAAAAAAGATTTTCCAGAACCAGCACTTCCGCCATATAGTAATTGCCTACATTCGTTATCAATTGCAAGATAGGAAAGTGCCTCTTTTTGCTTATCGTGGAATTCTATCATTAACTTAAAAATTTTGATAAAATACTTGCATGCCAAACACTACCAATAGTTAAATCATCTTGATTAGTTTTATTTTCTTTTTCAAAATCAATCACATATTCATCTTGTCTTTGTTCTAATTTAATTTCACCAAATGCATAATGATTAACTAATTCAATTATATCATTTTCATTTTTTAATTTCCAGCAAGGCCATTCCAAATCACCTTCAATTCTTTTATCTAAATCAGTAATTTGAATATGCTCATCATTGTTTCTCAACCCAGTCAATTCTTTGATTTGCTGAATATATGAATCATTATGAATTAAATTTTCTCTAAACTTCAAATGGTTAACTTTAACACTATGAATTAACTCATATCCATCGCCATACATTCTCATTCGGTTAGCTAAATATTTTGTTCTTCCATATTTCAAAAATATTGGTTGTGTATCACTTACAACTACATCCGTTGAGCCATCTTCTTTCACAATAGTTTGAGCAGATTTGAATTTTGGATGTCCATTTTTTGTTTTGCATACATACAAGTAACCTTCTTGTTGTTCTGATTTCTTAAAAAAATCGTGTATTATATGTTTCTTCATAACCCATCCTTTATCTTTTGTTGTAAGATATGACTATCCATAATATCTGAATAGATGAGTCTTGATAATTCACATTGATAGTCATCTTTGAACTTTTGTCTACTCGCTTTATCAAGTCTTTTCGCCTTGTATGCGCTAATCTGATTAGCATCCAATGTTTTTTTATAGGCCATAAATTGCCACTTTTTCCAATCATCATCACTCCACATCTCATCTCTAATTATATTCTTATCGTAAAAGGTGCGAACCTTCATTGGTGCAAGCATCAAAACAAAGTCTCTTTTGTTTTCTCTCCATAGTCGAATGTCTTCGTTAAATGTTTCTTTCCAGTCTACTGGCTCATCACTTGTATTGGATGGCAACTCAATTTTAGCTTTCTTTTTATCAAGGGCTAAGTTGGTTTTCATCTTGAAATCATTGTATGCCTTTAGCACATCGGAAAGGAACGCTACCGACATCATCCCGAAACATTCCACACGTGTCCATTCGCTACCCACTGCATTCAGTTGGAAGGCCAATGCCATCTCTCCTGTGGTGAGGTATGGATAGTGCGTCTGCATTGTCACGTAAAGAAGATTCGTTTCTTCATCGGAGGGAAGATTCTTGATGCCATAAAGGACTATCCCATATGCGATTGATTGCTTGAAAATGGATAGCGTTATATCGCAAATCTTCGAAGATTCAAGACTTGTAATATATGCCTTTTCGTTATGCGTTAACCCACTGTTGTAGGCTGTCTCTTTGAATTCTACCAATTGTGTCATTGTGATTGTTTTTAGTTGTTACAAATTTACTTAAGTCCCAAGCTGAGCGCACCGCAGCTTTCCAATCCTTCATCTTATTCTTTCCGTACTTCCATCCAGTGTTAGTGTAATGACTGATAAAGACATCAGCAAAGTGGAGCGCATCTTCGGAGTTGCTATTGGGCATCCTTTCCAGAAAGTAGTCAGCAACCTCCTCAAGTGATGGAGCAATGAAACGACATTCTTTCGATTTTGTTTGTTGATTGTTCAACTGGCTCTCCAGGTGCGCTATTCTTTGCTCGAGTAATAGTACCTTTGAGTTTAAAGTATTGATGTCCATCGGTTAAGCGTTGTTTAGTTGTTGTGCAATTATAGCCATTTTTTTCGAATGCTATAAAAAAATCATTCACCAAATATCTGAATTGAGCATCAGACGTGTAAAGCATTCCACACTTTTTTACTGAGTGAAGCACTGTTGCGTGGTCTAATCCAAAAGCATCTCCAATACATTGAAGCGTTTTATTATTTTCAGCAAAATAATTAAATGCAATACATATAGCACGTGCATCCACAACGGCTCTTTTGCGTGTTCTGCTTTTGATTTGTTCTTCGTCAACATCAATCAAATCTTTGCACGTTTGGTAAAGTATCTCATCGACCTTTTTAATGTTTTCGATTTCTTCGAGTTCCTGCGATGTAGTTACAATCAACTCACGCAGGTGTGCAAGTTGTTTTTCGATTGATTCTATTGCGTTTAGTATCATCTCATTCATCTTGACCTCCTAATTTTTTTTATGTAATACTTCACACATTTTAGAGTGTATTCTTGTTTCGCATCGTATGGCATTATATCTATTGTTTGCCAATATCTTTCCGTTCTAATAAACTTCCAATCATCCATTGTAAAATCAAATGTTAGATTAAACAATTCTTTATGAACTTCAAATTTTTTATCCTGCTTAATTTGCTGGTCAAATATTTTATTGATTTTCTTTAGTTGTTCAGTTTCCATCTTGACCTCCTTGCTTTACTGAAATAATCATGTTGTTAAAAAAATTATCAAATTCTTCTTGAGATACGCATTTAGGTTTAGATAAGTACATTATTGGAGAATGAATAGACCCATTAACTTTGTAAATAATAATAGATTTTCTAAACTCTTTGGTTTTATCTATATAAAATTTATTTTCATTCATCTTGACCTCCGAATGTTTGTTCGTAGTATTGTCCTGCTGTAAGCTTTCCATGTTCGTGAAAATAATATCGAGCCGTGTTCTCAATCTGCTCACGTTCCATTTGTAGAGCTTGTTCAAATAAATCTTGATGAACACTTACTCCATAAGGATTGATTTGTTCTACTAACCATTGAACTGCTGTCATTTTACTCATAGTTATAAATCTTTAAAGTTATTTGTAAATACTGCAAAATATGCCATAAATCCACCAATACAAAGAAGAAAATAGAATCCACCAGGCCATATTCCTGTCTGTTGCTCATACCATTGTGTGAAGATCGGGACTAGCAATGTACTAATCAATGTGCATATAAACATGATGTAAAGTTTTGTTTCTTTTTTCATAGTTATTTAGTTTTTATTTTAACCCTCGCAGTATTTAACGCATTCGTGTTCGTTTTCATTTTCAGCTACCGCCAATGAGATCAATTCGCATTTGTCAACGTTTATCAATTTAGATAACTTATCAATGTGCTGAATGCTCATTGTGATTGGGTACGTTTCATACTTCCTGCCAGTAGGCCAAGTCACTCCCATTGCCTTAGCGAATTCGTAGGTAGATGGGTAGTGTGTTCTTATCAGTGTTCTAAATTTCATAATGTTTTCTTAAGTAAGTAAATAAATCTTGGGGACTTTCAAATGTGATGTCCCCCCTTAAAAAGGGAGGTCATCAGCGTTATTCATTTTGCCATCAGCAATCGCATCTTTGTACGGATTTTCACCGGTGGTTAAATAGATTTCAAAAGCCTGAGCAGTGGCGCATATCATACCTATCTGTTGGTTGATGGGTTCACCTTCTCCTTTATGGAGGTCAACTGCTGCCTTCAAAGCTACCGCACGTGCGATGTCAGCAGACTTATCTTCCTTTACAGAAGACTTTGCACCCCCACCACCATTCCAAGCAGGTCGTTCGTCTTTCGCCCATTTGATGTTCCAGTACTTGCCATTCTGCGTGTACTCATAGCTTTTCTCATCCCCAACTTTCCAAGTTGGTTCTTGCGTCTTGGCGAAGCAACCGCCAACATCTCCGTTTTCCATTTCGACCTCAAACTTAAAAAGGTCTTTCCACGTGCCATTATTCTGAATGGACTTGATTTTTGATGTTTTCATTTTATTTTGGTTTTTAATGATTTCTTGATACTTTTTTTCTAAATCTGTTTCAAAGTCTATGTGCATCATCACTCCTCTGTAAGCAACTGTAATGAGCCTGCCTTGACTGAATTCGTATTCTTGCCTTTTGCGTTCACGATATGAAAGCGGTTTGCCAGTTTTGAATTCATCCCAATACTCCCAACTCATTGCTCAAATTTTTTTCTAAAATTGTTCTTATAACTTGAGATAGATTCATCCCAGACTTTTTACTTTCAAATTGCAATGTCTTAATCACTTCGTTAGATAGTCTAACTTGAACTTTTGTAAGTGTCTCTGGTTTTCTTGGTCTTGCCATTGTTTTATCTTTTATAGGTTTTTTCTTTTAATAAAGCCTCCATTCTTTCAAATGGTTTGCGTGGTGAACTGTCCGCAATGTGTTGAGCAATTGCGTTAAAGTCAAGTTGCTCAGTTGGGTAGCTTGATGACATCACACAGATGTACTTGCGTGGGTAGGTTAGGTTAACACTTTTCATAACTGATACTGGTTTTTAGTTTTTCGATTAATTGCTTTGCCTCATCTACATTTATGCAGAAATCTATCTTAGATAATTTATAGTTGTCATCTTGACGAGCATTAATCCAATTGGTTAACAATGTTTTCATCGCCAATGTTTCGTTATGGGTTAACACAAACACTCCAGAGGTTAACGTGTTTCTGTCCTTTTCGAACTGGCTCAAATCAGTGCCATACAATTCGACTTTTTTGAATTGCAACTTTCCCATAATTAAATAATTTGAAAGATGAATGCTTCAACTCCATTCACGTGATACGTGCCTGAATAAGCGTGGCAGTAACCGTGTTCATCAGTATGGTATTTGATACCACGTTGGTGAGCGTAATCCATAACAGTTGCGTTTGCCTGTTCTAATGACTCACAGTTAATGGCTTGTTGATGAAAGCCTTTGAAAATGTGTACTTGATACATATTAGTTGATGTGTTTAGTTATCATAACTGGTGCTGATTCAATTGGGTAGTATTTGGACATCATCCAAGTGTTACCACCCACCATTACGCATAATGCGATTTCGTTGCGAACGATGTGAGTTGTTACCGTTCCTTTTTTAGCTACTGATAGCTTTTGATCTCTTGATACTGTTTGCATTTTGTTTTTGTTTAATTGTTATGAGGCAAATATAGAAATAAATTTTAATGTGTCAAGAAAAAAATTAAAATATTTTTAGTTTTCCAATGTTTATGCGGGTTTCAAGATGCATTTTTTTTTGTCCATCCTATTAAAATTCATCTTAAATTAGTCCAATGAAAGGTAAAATCCTACATAGTTTGAAGCCACGTGCGAAAAAACCACTTGCCGGTGAAGCTGGTGTGCAGTTTGCAATCGTTCAATACATAAAAATTATGTACCCAAATGCGTTGTATTGCGCATCTGCAGGTGGAATGTTCACCTCAATGAAACAAGCCATTAAAATGAAAATGACTGGATATGTAAAGGGGTTTCCTGATCTTCAAATATGCGAGCCAAACGAAAAATACCACGGTTTATTCATTGAGGTAAAGACTGACAAAGGTGTTGTGAGTAAGGAACAAAAGGAATGGATTAAGCAGTTGAACAAAAGGGGTTATTACGCTACTTATGTTAAAGGCAGTGAAGATGCCATAAAACTAATTGATGCATATTTCAAGAACTCAATATGAACTACATCGCAAGTTAGCCATTAACTTGTGCAGTGGCAATGTCTATGAGGCAGATGACCTTCTGCACGATACTCTTTTGTGCATTTTTGAGAATGGAAATGAGATAAGGAATAGCGAACACTACATTAACCACGCTCTAAAAATTGCGCATTGGTCTAACCGTTCCCACTACCATAACACAATCAGAAAGTTCAATCAAATGAGTGATGAGCCTACCGAAAGTCAACTTCGAGATTATGAAAGCGTGACCGTGTGGTTAGGGGATAGGATAACCAATGAGCAACTCGATATATTGATTAGTCGCCTTCCATTTTTTGAGCGTGAAGTCTTTTATTTATATGCCTTAAATGACTTTTCATATAATGATCTGAGCATTGATACAGGCATACCGAAGAAAGTCCTTTATAATGCTGTTAAATACGCTAAAAATGAAATAAAAAAAGCAATAGTGATATGAATAAGATAATTGAAATGGCCAATATACGGATGACTATTTGCCGAGAATGTCCGGTTTACAATTCGACAACCCGAACTTGTGGCACTCCATTAAATAAACTTAATCCATTCGCTACACCTGTAACTTTGGATGGAGTGACCTTTAAGCCTTGTGGGTGTTTCCTTGACCTTAAAACTAAAATGACATTCCAAGATTGTCCAGGTGGTAGATGGCCAGTTGTTGTTGATGCTGAAAAGAAAGCACAAGCGAAGGAGTTAGTTGAATCAGTCAAGGCAACCAATGTGCTAACCGATCCACAGCGCAGGTTGTTAGCTGAATTTGATGAGATGATGAAAGGTAGCAAAGGCAAGGTGAGTAGTTGTGTTCCTTGCGTTAAAAAGATGGTGGATGATTTGCATAACCAACTAAAAACTGAGGAGGTGCTACTTACTGAGGAAGAAACCCCACAACCAAAAAAACGTGGAAGAAAATCAAGAAAATCAGGAATATGATGAGTCTGCTTCATTTTTGTTTTACGTGTTATTTACTGACCGCCTTGTTACTTATTGGACTGATGGCCGTGATGATGCTAAGGCGAACTCTACATTTTTCAATTGAAAATGTTTTGGGTATGTTGTTTACTGCGTTTTGTTGGCCAGTTGTCCTTGCAATGACAATTGTGGAATTGTTTAAAAGTAGTGAGTAATTAACACATAATTATTGAACTGCTACACTATATTTGTAGCGTTCATGTGTTATAGGTATTCCCCCTTTCATTTTAACCATGAACAGTTATAATGATTGGGGGAGTTTTTTTTTAGTCAGGTGGCGGAATGGTAGCCAGTGAGTGGTAATTGGGTGAAAGCGAAACCAATCATTCATACAGGTTCGAATCCTGTCCTGGCTGCGAAGAATGAATACATACAAAGAATTCTCCATTGGCATTGGGAGATGCAACCGCCAAACTTGCAGAACATCACTGCTTGGTTCAGGTAAATTCGCTTATGCGAAATTGTTTGTTTTTCTTGGGGGGCTTTTTCTTTTCTTTCTTTTTCTTTTTTACCTTTTTTTCTTTTTCTTTCTTTTCTTTTGAGTTATATTTACTCTTATATATATAATGTTTAATATTATGAAATACGAAATACATAGAATCAATAAGTATGAAGATAAAACATTGCTTGAATTTGAAATCAGTGATATATCTGATTTGGATATCACAGATAATATAGCAACTTTTTTTTCAAGACATGAAGACACTGGCTATTCATATAAAAAATCAGTGATCAATCTTGATTATTATATAATATTTCGCAAGCAATGATAATACTACCTGCTCAAATTGAATCTATTAAAAGTCGCAAGGATAGAACTACTGCCATTGTCATTGGCACTAATGAATTAACTCCTACCCAAGCAGGGCAAATATTCTCTCTCCAAAATTCGTTTGTTTATTGCGCTCTAAAAGAAGAGGAATTTGCTACTAATGAAAGGGACATTCTCAATGACCTTAAAGCTGACTTTGAGATTGAAAAGAAATCGAATGGTCAAAGGTTGAGGAATGTCCTCTATAAATTATATGAGCAGGACAAAGAGGGATTTCTTACCTTTACTAAATACTACGACCATAAGATGGAGCAACTCATCAACCATTTCAAATCAAAGTTAGAGATATGAAAAAGTGTTTCAGTTGTAATTGGCGACTTCCTTTGTTCTTATTCTCCAAAGATAGGATGAAGTACAAACGCCCATATGATCAAGGAAGGTGCAAGGTGTGTCGCATTTGTAATTACAAAAAATGGAATCAGGTTATGGAAGGATGGTTCTTTAACTTTGCGATTAAGAAATTTGAAAAGGTCACTTTTAGCAGTAAATTGCAAATAATAAAAATAGCATTGAGATGAAAAGACAAATAGACCAAGTGCGTGAATTTAGAAAGGCTTTTGGCTTATCTACTTCGGTTCACGATTGTAATCATATATTGCATTACGATTTAGTTGAAGAAGAACTCAATGAGATGATGAGGTCTAAAAATAATATTGAGATAGCAGACGCTATTATAGATCAAATGTACTTACTCATCGGTTATGCCATCAATCTCCAAATTGAAGATAAATTAGAGGCGCTATTCGATGAGGTGCATAGGTCTAATATGTCCAAACTTGATAAGGATGGAAATCCAATTTATAGAGAGGATGGAAAGGTAATGAAGGGTGAAAACTATTCTCGACCTAACTTGAAAGATATTTTAGTAACATTGTAATTATCAATAGCTTACAACATTATGCCATTTGAAAAAGGAAAATCGGGCAATCCAAACGGAAAACCATTAGGTGCTAAAGGTCAAAAGACTTTACAATGGGAAGCACTTGGTGAATCTATCACAGGTCAACAAGCGGAACAGTTCAATGCATTCTTGGATAAGCTATGGAATAGCCGCAATGATGAGGACAAGATGATTGCATCAGAACTTTACCTAAAGACTTTGGAATACTTCAAACCTAAGCAGGCAAGGAATACTATAGTTGGGGATGGAGATGCTCCAGTGCAAATAATCATATCGGACAAATTGTAAGCAATTTACTTTACAAATTATGACAACAAAAGAAAAAGCAGAAGAGTTAGTCGAAAAATTTATTTCACACACCTTAATATTTGATGAAGGTGCTGGGTGGTTAGAAGATAAAAATGGAGCTAAAGAATGTGCATTGATAGCGGTTGATGAGATAATCATGTATGTACTTCCAAGATATCAAGACTTTGGATTTGGAGTATATTGGGAAGAAGTAAAAAACGAAATTGAAAAAATAGATAAGTTATGAGAGCTATTATAGAATTCGATTTAGACGAACCAACAGACATTGATGCTCACAAACGTTTCACCAACTTGAATGGGGTGTATATTGCATTGTGGGAATTTGACCAAGAGATGAGGTCACAGATTAAGTATAATACCAAAGGGTATAATGGTGACCAACTTGACGCACTGGATAAACTGCGCTCAAAGTTCTACGAAATTCTAAATGATAATCAAATTAAATTAGACTAATGGAAGAAAAAACACTTCACCCCGAAACCCAATCGACCTTCACAATCGCTGTGTTATTTGGGATGTGGTTACAACAAAAGGAGCAACGC